CGATCTTACGATCACAGACTGGCTGACACAGTATTCTGAGATTAAGGATGCCACTTATGTACGTGGTTTCCTTGGACGTATGCTCTTCCCTGGTGAGGATGGTGTGAAACGTGTCCGCGTACTTTCCGGTGGTGAGAAGGTTCGCTGCCTTCTTTCCAAAATGATGATTTCCGGTGCCAACATCCTGATTCTGGATGAGCCTACCAACCATCTGGACATGGAGTCCATCACTGCATTGAACAATGGTCTGATCAAGTTTCCGGGGGTAATTCTTTTCACCTCTCATGATCATCAGTTTGTTCAGACAACTGCAAACCGTATTATGGAAATCCTTCCAAATGGTACTATGATTGACAAGATCACTACTTATGACGAATATCTTGCAAGTGATGAGATGGCTAAAAAGCGCCATGTCTTTGAGATTACTGAAGAAGACGCTCAGGATAATTAAAACGCGTTTGAAAAGTCTTTCCGCAAGATATACGACGCAAATTTTCCAAACACATTCTTAAAAAGCTCCTCCTGTCAAATCAACTGACAGGAGGAGCTTTTCGCAGATATTGCTGTTTGCTTTTCTAGAGCATGTTTGAAAATGGGTTCAGGGTTTATTTACTGTTTCCTGCATATCCGCTTACCTTGATATAATCAGACGGATAGTAATAAGTTACATTGCCTTTCTTCGTGGTCAGAACACCTGTATAAGATCTTCCGGCAGAGCTCTGTGGAATCAGCATAAAATGATACTTGGTGCTTCCATTGGTAGTCAGATATTTTCTCTTATAGAGTTTGCCGCCCTTCTTATTGGTGTAGCGTCTGAATGCCACATACTTGGACTTGAAGCTGTAATTTTCATAAGAGGTTGTGTTTAATCTGCGATTAATGTTAGCACCCTTTTTAGCCGCAACAATTAATGGTAAAGTAGAAAGATTGCTTCCGGTTCTTGTCATCTTGATCCACTGACCTTTCTTGATGGTCCTTGTGTTCTTCAATGGACTGTGACTGGAACTCTGGTATGCTGCTGTAATCTTGCTCTTGGCATTCGGTGAGGTAATTTTCACGCTAAGCTTCACAGAACCTGATGTAACCTTAAGGCAGGCGATCATTCCCTGATTGGAAGAGGTGCTGCTCTTAATGTATGTGTTGTTAATGATCTGGCCGGAATCTGTTCTGGCGCCCTTCAAAGCTTCTGCTTCTCCGCCATATGCATATACAATATCATATCTGGTGCCGGAACTCTGCGGCTGAATGCGGTAACTGTAATTCGTAATCGCATTTGACTGAATATTGGTATTCAATAAATGAATACATCTGCCTGCTTTTACTGTGATCGGTTTAAACGATTTAGTTGCCGCTGATACCGGCAAGGTACAAAGCATGGTCATAGCAGCCGCTGCGACCCCGATCAATAGTTTCTTAAACTTCTTTCCTTCTCTCATAAATCCTCCTTGCTGCTCGTCTGGCGAGCTTAATATAATACATTTGCTGGTGGCTTTTGCTTACCGAACCCTTATCAGGAACACTTTATCATTTGTTTCTGATTCGCACTGCCGACTGTGCCAGAGTGTGTTTGAAAAAGGCATTTGACATATAGCAGCATGCAGTGTTTTCTTTATAAGTATTTTAGCATATTTCGCTTTGTTTTCTGTAAAATATATGTTTCTTACTCTTCTGCTGTGATTGCAGCCAGTTTGCCGCCTGTCACTTTCAGAAGATCCGCTACCGGCACTTTCAAGGTCAGGCCGATTCTCCCCCCGCTTACATAAATTTCTTGAAAATTTCCTGCTGAAGCGTCAAAAACAGTGGGAAAAGGTTTCTTCATTCCAATAGGGCTACAGCCACCGCGAACATAACCTGTGATCTTCGTAATATCTTTCACATGGATCATATCAACTGCCTTCTCTCCTACTGCTTTGGCAGCTGCCTTACGATCCACTTCTTTCTCAATCGGGACTACAAATACATAATATCCGCCGCTTTTCCCTTCCATAACAAGTGTCTTAAAGGACTGTTCATATGGTGCACCTGTAATGTCTGCACAATGGATTCCGTCAATAAATTCGTCACATTCATAGGCAAGTGTTTCATACTTTACCTTCTGTCTGTCCAGCATTCGCATTGCATTTGTCTTTGCTTCTTTTGCCATTTCGGGTCAACCTCCTGTAATGTATTGGCATAGTAAAGTTTTACCATAGAATTATGTTTTCGTCAATGGAATCTGTCGGGCTGATTTTGTTCCAGAAAAAAAGGAGGGCCAGGACTTATCAAAAAGTCCTGGCAAGTATGAAAAAGAAAATATGATCTATACGATTAAAAAGGTTATCGCCTTTGTTTGATTATTAATATACCTGAAATCTGTGATGAAATTGTGAGGGAGATTTGATGGGTTTGTGAAAATTTCTGTGAATAGAAGTCAGATTTTAGCATCCACATTATATGATATGAGTGTCAAAAGGTCTTTTGACACTCATTTGATACCCGGATTGCTACGCAGCTACGCTGCTCCCGCAATCCTCCAAATATTCGAAATCCGCTGATTTACTGCGTAAATCGCTACTTTCTCATATTTGGCGTGTCCCAAGCTCAAAAGCCTTATCGTGCAAGCACGAACAGCTTTTTTGACCTTTTGACACTGGTATCATTATATATATGCATTCAGAATTCCACTCTCATTTTGCCCACGCGAAATTGTTTGTGTGGGCATGACGCAGGCAGAGCCTGCATGTTAACTTTGTGGATAAAAAATGAGCACCCTGTATTTTGTACAGAGTGCCCAATTTTATTGCTATATAGCAATTATAGTTTATTCAATTATTAGAACTTACCAGCCTTAGCAGCTTCCTCTACAGAAACTGTAGTGCCTTATTTTAATGGGTTTTCGCGATTTTTGTTAGCTACCAGTATGTTACGTATTCATTTTTGTATTATTCTATACAGCTTCAACCATGTTATTTTATATAAGAAGAAAAGCCCTCACTCTTCTGCGGGCAGCTGCATGATTGTAAGGACTTTTTCTTATTTGAGGGATATATTTAATGTACCAGATTCTTTCCCATCTGTCACGCACTATCGTGCGAGATAGTACGACGAATTTCGACATTACAGGCTCTTCACCAATACCTGGAAGTCTACTGCCTTCAGTTTCTTTACCACCTTATTGGCAGCCTTCTTTGTTCTGTATGTGCCGACCTGGACACGGTATGGGACGGAGCCGGCTACTTTGCGGATACTTGCTGAAAACCCCTTTTTCTTAAGTACTTTCACCATCACATCTGCATTTTCTTTTGTTCCGTAGGCTCCAGCCTGGATGTAATACTTTGCTTTCGGTTGCGCCGGCGCAATTGTGATCGTTTTTCCCAGAATGCCCTCTGCGATCAGCTTTCCGTGAGCATCCATACCAAGTTTTTTCGCTTTGGCATAATCGTCCTTGTTATCACAGAAGAAAGATTCTACCAGGACAGCTTTTGCCTTGGTCTTTCTGGTCCAGTACAGTCCGGGACGTTCTTCAGCTCCTCTGTCATGCCAGACAGTGCCGAGCTTCGCACTGATCCGCTGGGCTTCCGGAAGACCATTTGCATTGTAACAGTATGCTTCGCAGCCATATGCCTCTCCATTAAAGGCATTCAGATGAAGCTGGACTGACAGATCATAGTTCTGTTTATTCTCTTCTTCAATGAAATACTTGATTTCATCATTCAGGGAATGCAGCTGACCTTCCGGAGCAATACACAAGGTTGCCTCATGTCCTGCTACCTTAAGCCATTTGCACACATAGGGCGCCAGTTCTTTGTTGTATTTATATTCATTCACACCACCCTTGCTAGTACCATCTGCAGATGAGATGACGCCACCGCCATAGTTCGCGTGACCTACACAGATAAAATATTTCATGTCAAAGTTCTCCTTTCAAAAATGAGAGCGATCACTCGCCCTCATTTTTTTGTACTTTGTCTTATCCCAGATTGTCTTTACTCTTTCCCAGCCTCCAGTTGCTACCATATAAATCACGAATGATGCAATAATTGCAGCAAACACATAGTACCATTCAATCACAATTTTAAAATATTCGCAAAAAGCAACCATTGTAGCAGTGCATACAATAAAGGATGTGATAAGAGCAACTGCACTGGTTGGTAATTTTTTGAACCACGGTAGGTCTTTTATTGCCTGCACAATAAGAGACACCACAAAGGCCATCAAGCCAAATGCGATCAGAGCATAGGTTACATAGTTCATAATTTCATTTACATTAATGTTCATACAGTTAATCCTCCTTATGATCATGTTCCAAATCTGCAATTCTATGATTTGCTACCCGAATCTGTTCTTCTGATACAGCCATCCTCTGTTCCAGATTATAAGTTCGCTCTATGGTGTTGTTGTGCTTATCCACTCTTTTTGTAAGCTCTTCCAGCTTGTATTCCATGAGCGCCCTCGTCTTTTCATTCTGGCTATGATTGCTGATCAGACACACTATCAGCGTTACTGCTGCCGATATTGTAGAAGAAATAATTACTTCCATATATGTCCTTTCTCCAGCATTGCGCCGGCGCAATTTTGTAAAAAAATAAGACCTAGTATGGTCTCGCTCTAATTCTCATATTTATTTTCTTCTCCAATCACTCTTCTGTACTGTCAACCTGTCCTTTGTTTGCTATCATCTCGTCCTGCATAGCATATGCAAGCTCCTCGAACTCGTCACGGTCTTTACGGCACTGCGTACGGTTCTCTTTCCGTAACTCCTGGTTAGTGGTAGACTGCTGAATATACATAGTTTTTGGGTTAGCCTCACTGCAAGATGCGGTGTAGGTCTCCACTGTTACTCCGTTGATAACGGACTGTCCTGATAAGTTGATAGATTTAGATGTTGTTAATGCCATGATATTATCCTCCTATGAATAAAGTTTTCTTCTAAGTTCTTCGTTTTCTCTTTCGAGCCGATCCACTTTAGAACTCAGCTCTTGCATTGCTTTTACAACATACGCAAGCAACTGCAAATTATTGACAGATTTATAATATGGATGTCCGTCAACTTCTCCGCCTCCATCGACAAGGTTAGGGTCAAGCTGTTCGAGTTCGTCTGCTATAAAGCCAATCTTGTATTTTTTATGAGAATCTTTTCTTTCAAAAGAACGAATTTGCATTGCTTCAATAACTTTTGTTGCGTCTTGTACTTCGGTGTCTCTTATATCGTCTTTTAGTCGAATATCAGAAAGAGCTGCACTACATGCTCTTCCGAGACTAAACCATTTCCATGAACCATCAAGTCTGGTTTGAATCCAAATTGACCCAGCGTATGAATCTCCGTGATAGATAAAAGCTCTACTTCCAGCCACTTCAGCGCCAAGATAAACTCCTACAGCAGTCTTCGAACCTGAACCTCCCACATTGAACCCAACGTAAATGTTTCCGAAATTTCCATCAATTGCCAGTGGAATCATTCCATTGTTAGCTTTATAAAAGCTAAAGAAATTTTCATCACCTGTACCTGTTGCCGCACCAAAGCGCCAGTCTACCGAACCTCTATTGGACTGATACTCATATGTTGTATTTATTATGTTGTTACTCTGAATATAACCACCAATGGACATATTGCCATTGGTGGTTATACCTTTTCCGTTATATGCCCGAATCCAATCGGAATCCGTCATATACCAGCCACCACCATAATCCTCACTATACCATCCTGTAGTACCGCGCGATCTAAACCAATTAGATGCATATATGGTATTAGTATTCATGTCTGCAGTCGCAGTTATTGTTTTTCCCTGCACATTGCCAGGAGTGGTAATATCGCCACTGTATAAACTCAGATCACCATACATCGTGACCGTCTTATCAAAAAACTCGAATCCGGCGCCACCTTGTATAGATGTTCCAGTTCCCATTTTTCCTAATTTGATAGACGATCCATCAAAATATAAGATTTTCTGACTGTTTGTGCCGTTAAATATAGAGTATGACTGATTTGCAGTAATCTCTCTAGCAACTATTTTAACACCAGATATAGAACCGGATGCCTCGATGTCTTTTGCAAACAAACTGACAACGTCAATTTTATCAGCGGTAACCGAACCAGCCGCAATTTTTTCAGTTGTTATAGAATTAGCAGCCATTTGAACAGCGGTAACCGAACCAGCGTACAATCGTCCGCCATTAATATAAGTACGATCGTTGTTATAACACCAAGCGGCTATACCCATATCAACAGAATTTGCAAGGGTGTATGCGTCATTCCATGTACTCCATTGCGTATCACTAATACCGATTCGCCATAATTCACGACCATCAATCTTTGCAGTCTGCTTAGGATATCCGCCGGAAGCATCTCGCCATGGCACGCATGTTATTAAAAGACAGAAGTTTTCACCAGTTAGACCAATCGTATTTGCTAATTTCAACTCATTTACTGTGGTCATCGGGAAATTTTGTATATACCAAAGCGGCGTTTGATTTGTGCTTCTAGTGTCTTTGACGTCAAGTCCATCGCCTTTAGGACCTTGAGGCCCCGTAGCACCAGTGGCACCGGTCGGTCCCGTGGCACCAGTTGGTCCCTGAGGTCCGGTCGGCCCCTGGTTACCCTGGGGTCCTTGTGGTCCGATTGGGCCAGTGGCACCCATATCACCCTTTACTCCTTGTATTCCTTGGTGCTAGAATATAAATAGTACAAGCCAAAATGAGAAATTCCAAATACACATAAGCATGATACAATAGAGACA